TCCATCTTTGAATTTGTAATCAGTAGATTTGCCGATTTCAACTGGTGAGAACACTGGTACTTCATAGTTTTTAAGTGCACCATAAGCGATACCATATTCTCCAGCCACAGTATTGCTATCTGAGATAGCTTTACAGTTCGAGTTGATGATATAAGGAATACCATCGATTGTTTTGTTGACATAATCGATTGAATGGACTTTTCTTCCTTCTGGTGTTTTAAGTCCAGCAAATGCACGTAAGTCATTCTTATTCAAGATAAGAACAGCTCCCCCTTCGACTTCTTCATCTCCACCATAAGCAAAGACAATATCGTCAAGTGTTGAATCAGTGATTGCTTCAATTTCAAGTGGCGTTGTATCTGCTAGAGCTACTGCTGCATCACTAAAGATACCAGTGAATGTGTTAGTCGTTCCTGCACCACGTAAGATTTGTTCACTGATTTTCTTTTTGAGTGAAATATTGATGTTACGTAACACTTCAGCTTGGTATGGAATGGCTGGCAATTTTTCAAGTTCTTCTGTGATTTCTGTATAAGCAGTAATCTTCACTTTGGAAATTGTCAAATAACCAAATGCTGGCTCAGTTTCACTATAAGGTTGTCCTTCAAGTGTCGTTCCAGCAATACCATTGTTTTTAACAAATGATTTCTTGTACGTTTCTCCACCGTTTAGGTTGATAACATTAACTCGATCAACAAGAGTTGACACTTGAGCAAATGGTACTGGTGCTAATCCTGAAGCTGTATGATCAGGTAGTAAGATTTCTTCACTTGATACTTGAATCACACGACTTTCACGCAAACTTGCTGCACGTTGTTCTAGTTTTTCTTTATCAATTTTAGTACGGTTATCGATAACAATTGGTTTGATTTCAGCTTTGCTAGCGATTGCCATTTTCTTATCAATAACACCTCGTTCTTCTTGAAGCTCAGTTGTTTCAGTTTCGAATGCTTCAAGTTTGGTAATATCTGTTTCATGATCGACAAGACCTCTGATTTCAGTCAGTCTTGACTCGATTTCTTTTCGTCTAAGTTCTAAATTCATGATTTTTTTCTCCTTTTAGATTTGTGATTTGATTTTGATACGCTTTTTGATAATGCTTGATTTTTGTTCCTGCTCTACTAACTCCATAGCCTTTAGTTCTAACTCCATAGATTCTAAAGAACGAGCATATATAGAAGTTGCATCATATGCTGGAGTATCCACAACCGACACATCATACAACCTTTCAATTTTTGTAATAGTTCTCTTTGGAATTCTACCTTCTCGGTTCCATACTTGTTCATCAACCGTAAAGGCAAAACTCATCTTATCCAACAATCCACTTCTTACCATTTTGTAGATGTCTTGATTGGTGTTTGTGTCTAATAATTCAGCACGTACTTTCAAACCGATACTATCTACAGTAAGGGATAGGGATTGATTCTTAGTTCTAGCGATAATTAAAAAGGAGTCCATATGATTGTACTTCATAGGAACATCCTTCATTTTAGTTTCCGATAAGGCTCTTGAATCGATTTCCTCAAGGAAACCATATTCTTCATCACCTATTAATGTTTCATTGTTAAAGACTAATGCATAGCCTTCTAATATCATCTTGTCATCTTCTTCATGAAGCGTAACATCAGCTAATCTAGTTTCCTTTATCATCTTTACGAGTCTCAACTTTCTTTGGTTTTGGTGTTGCTTGTTTTTGATATTCATATTCAAGCTCAGAGTCTTTATAGAAAAGTGACTCGAGTTTTTCCTTTTTACAATAATCATCAATAATGATCGTCTTTTTCTTCTGTGTTTCTAAGATGACTTTAAGTGCATCTTCTGATATCTTTCCATTAACTGTTATTTTCATCTTTTGGTTCCTCCGTTCCTACTTGATATTGATTCGCTTTATCGGCATCGACAAAGTTTAATGATTGAAGTCGTTTGTTTCCACCTTCGATAGGTTCTAATCCAAGTAATGTTCTCGATTCATTAAGCGACATAATTCCAAGACTCATAAGTTTCTCAATTGCAGTTACTTTGGTATTCCATGAAGCGTATTGAAGTCTTTCACTATAGAAAATGATTTCTTCTCCACGTTCCAACTGATTATCAGTAAGTAAGCCTAAAGAAAAAGCCTCGCTAAGTTGAATAGCTAAAGGCTCTATCGTTGACTCATAGAATGAGTTATATTCATCTTCTGTATACTTGCTTGTAAATATTGGCACTGATACCCCGAAGTAGTCTAGGACCTTTGCTTGTAAGAATTCCAGTGTGTCTTTATCAATCAATTTAGGATCAACTTCCAAAGGTATGTACTCTGACTTCAAATCTATCGGTATAATCGAACTACCTTTTAAGCTCACCGATTCTGATAGTGCAGCATCAAATAATTCTCGTTGCTTCTTCTTATCGGTTTCCGATAACATACCATTCATCTTCAAGATACCTTTGATCTGCATAGATGACTTAACAGCATTATCGATTCCTTGAAGCAAACTATCATTGATGGAGATAGTTTTAAGGATTGCTTCATGATCCCCAGTTGAACCAGTTCCACCAAATATATCGTTTTGTCCAAAATGTCGTCTTAAATGAATGATATTATCATATGGCAAAATGTATGACTCTCCATTATCAAACAAGAACTTTATGAAGTAAGTATCTAAACCATCAACAATCATTTCTACTGTAATAGGCCGAAGTGGATAGATACCTTTAAGTTCTCCTGTATCCTTATCAAACTTCGGATAAACAAACGCATTATCATTCAACAAGAGTAATGTGATTGTTTTGTAGATGAAGTCATAAGGTGTCATAATTTCGTTCGGTTTATACTTCAAAAGAAAAGACAGCCTACCTTTTTTCTCGGTTACTGTCTTATCGTTTTCGGTTTTTATAAATCTGGGTTTGAGTTTCGCACATTGACTTGCGACTCGATCAATACATATTTTTACTACATCACTCTTTGAAATGTTTGTACCAAATGGTGTGTAAAACGTATTTAAATTACTGATTAACTGGAGTGCATCAAATGATCCAGTCTTTTTTCTTCTCTTAAATAAGGCCATGTGCACCTCCTATTTCATGATTGATTTAAGATGTTCCCTTACCAGTTTTAATAATTCATCTTTTTCTTTTTCAATTTCTGAAGTTCTCTTCCAGCATTGAGTTTCTTCCTCTGCATACTCTTTTATATATGTATCTCTTTTAAAGATCATCAGGTCCGGAAACCATGCAATTTGCAATCTTGCTTTATCTCTAAGTTCATCAAACCCTTTATATATGTTTTCATCGATGAAAGGTCTATTAGCAAAAAGCACTTCGATATATCCATTGTATGCCTTTACTGCGTCTTCATAGATTTTCTTTCTGTATTCAATTTTCTTTTCCTCATCAAATGGAGTAGCTCTGTCTAGCCCATTTGGAAACAATGAGTGTATTGAAAAATATAACTTATGAAAAGTTACAGAAAGTTTTTTGTATGTTTCAATCTCAATATCAAATTGTACCTGACTCATATAGTTTGTTCGATCATATTTTGCTTGTAATTGCTGTATTTCCTTTGACTGCTTATGTAGTAAAAAAAAACTGATGAATGTCCATAAAAGTGTTAATGATGAAATAATTACTGCAATAATATCCATAAATTGCACCCCCAATTTATAAATATTATATCATATTTTCATAATCTGTCTTATATCTATTTAGAACAACATAGGCAATTATCAACGCTACTGTTCCATCAATTCGTTTGTACTTAGAGTTTAGTTTTGATGGTTGGATGTTTCCATTTAAATCAACCTTTGCTTGTGTGTTAGCAAGACACCATTTCAAGATAGGATTATTGTTATAGTTCACAACATTGTTTTTTAGATCTGCTTCTAGGATTTTCATTGGTTCTGATAAAGAATAGATACCTTGTCTTACTTTCTCCATATTAAAACCTAAGTCTTCCATTTCTTTTATCCAGTACTGTGAGTTCCAGGGGTCATACCCTACCCATAGTGGTCGGATTCCATAAGTTTGTATCATCTTCATAAACCACTGAGTTACTAAACTAAAGTCATTTTGATGTCCATCAGTGAGAGTCACAAAACCTTTCTTAATCCAAATGTCATATGGAACGTTATCTTCTTTGATTCTCTTTTCCACTACTTCACTTGGCATAAAGAAATGCGGTATGACATACTTCTTATTGCTATCTCGTTTTTGGATAACCAAGACTGCAGCTGTCAGGTCTGTTGTTGAAGATAGATCGACACCACCAATTGCATAAGAATCTCTTAAATCATCGATTGAATATTTGTCTTCATTGTTCAAATCATCAAAAGATAACCATGAACCTGAATCTGCTTGCTTGATATTAAAGTCTTTACAAAGCATTGTCACCCTTGTGGATAAGTCGTGCTTCGATTTGTTCATAACATCTTCTAAGTAATTATTGAGTTTTACGACTCCAATACTAGGATTCGACTTTTGCCATGTGGTTGGATCTTCGTAAATCTCCTTAGTTGAGTCTTGTGTGTAGAGCCAGGGAAGTACTCTGTTATCTTGTATTTCACCTTTTAACATTTTTCTAGCATATTCTAATTTACTATCTAAAAAACCACCGATGGTCGTCCCTTCAGTGGTTATGATAAATATTAACGGTTCTTTCTTTGTTGATTGTGATTGTTTGATTGCATCATAGACTTTTGAGTCCGTCATTTCATGGACTTCATCAATACAACCAACTTCGATATTGTATCCATCTTTGTTTCTTGATTGAGCAGATAACTTCTTAATCTTATTCTTAGTCTTCGGAGAATAGATGTGATAGATGTTTTTCTTACTTCTAGTTTCCTTTGATAAAGCCGGAGATTGTTCTCGCATGTTGTTGATCTCTTCAAAAAGAATGTTTGCTTGTTCTGTGGTGTTAGAAGCACATACAATATCTACTCCACCTCTTGATAAAAAGAACTCAGCCAAATCTATACCGGCAACAAATGTCGTCTTCCCATTCTTACGAGCAATGAGTAATATAACTTCATTAAATCTACGTAATCCTGAGTCGGCTATCTTAAATCCATATGCTGTTTGAAGGATTGCCTTCTCCCATAATTCTAGAATGAATGGCATACCGTTGAATGGAGACTTAGTGTGTTTACAAAACGTTTCAATGAAATCAATCCTTAGTTGTCCTGGTTTCTCATCAAAATAATACAATGGATTTTCTAGATCTTCTATCAGTTGATCTATTTCAGTTTTTAATTCCTCACCTACGATAATATTTCCATTTTCGATTTCATTGTAATACTCTACCAAATAATTCATTCGCTTGCTCTCTTAAGAAATTCATCAAATGCATCATCTCCATCATCTACTTGTGTTCCAAGAATACTATTTAGCGTTTTAATTACTGTTCCATATGAGTTCACTAATTTTGTGTAATACTTGGCGGCTTCAGTCTGACGTTGTGCACCTCTACTTGAAGTTTGAACCGCACCATATTTTCTAATCTGTTCTTGTAACTTATCAAGTTCCACTTTCATAAATGCAGCTTGATAAATTAAGTTATCTACTAATTCTGTCTTTGATTCATCGACCAAAGAAAAAAGCGACTTTAATCGCTCGTATTCTATATTAATCATAACTTGAAAACCTCTTTTCCGATTTTCAAAAAATCTTCCTCGTGTTTCTTAATTGCCCCCTTACGCGGTACCCTAGCAATCACATTTAATGGTACATGGGGGGATGAATGGTTTAAGAGATTTTGGTGTGTAATCACCTGATGTTGTCCCAGTAGCAATTGGAAGTGAGCCATACAAAGCAACAAAAGACTGATGCAAAGATTTTTCTAATTTGTCCATTGTTTTTTTATTTTTCACTCGGAATATAGTCAACTTAATCTCTTTATTGTTGTGATAAAAATTTGACAATGTAATATTTGATTGTCCATCATTTCCATCAGTTTCTGTTTTATCACTATTTATATGAACAAACCGTGATTGAATTTCTTTTGCCATAGTTGCTGTTTGTCCTATATAAAGTATGCTTGAATCACCTTTTGGATAAGAAAATTGATCATTGGCAAATTCATATACATAAACGCAGAATACGTTTTGTAGTAACATGCCACTATTTTTTATTCTATTTCTAAGGTTTTCAACTTTTAAAATTGCATCACCTTTTAACAAAATGAAATCTTTTTTGTCCAATGAAGTGAAATTACAGTTCAGCAGATCCATAAGTTACCAACACCTTTCAAAAGGTATTATAACATAATTGAGAGTTTACCTCATTATCAAATTACCATCTTCATCAAATTGCTGCGACTTCGAGAAACGTTTATGCTGTTCGTTATGACATTTCTTACACAACAGCTCAAGGTTCTCTTGATTCAAACTAATCGCTGGATCCTTAACGTTATGGATCGTTAGTTTAATTATGTGATGGACTTCTTCTCCTAAAGCACCACACTTCTCACACTTACCATTAGCATCTCTTATCTTGATTTCTCTAGCAACTTGCCATGCTACTGATTTGTAGAAACGATGTAGCTCTTTAGGCTTTCTCATATAAGTTTCTCAATTCGGTTATCTTATCATCCACATGTTCCCATCGAACATCTAAATCTTCTCTACCAAAGTGTCCATACTTTGCTAACTCCTGGAACTTAACTTTATCAAGGTTGAGTTCTTTCTTAATGCTTTCTGGTCTAAAATCAAATACATAATTCACAAGTGCTTGTATCTCTTCATCGGATATAACACCAGTATCAAAGGTATTTAAAAGAACACTTACTGGTTTTGCTACGCCAATTGCATAGCTCAAGTGTACCTCGCAGTGTGTGGCCAAACCTGCCCCTACAACGGCTTTTGCTACGTATCTAGCATAATAAGCCGCACTGCGATCAACCTTGCTTACGTCCTTGCCTGAAAAGGCTCCTCCGCCATGTTTAGCATAACCACCATATGTATCAACGATAATCTTTCTACCTGTTAATCCTGAATCTGCATAAGGACCACCAATCACAAACTCTCCAGTGGGATTGATTAATACTTCAGCCTCAACAATCGTATCGAAATCAAATACTTTCGTTAGAACTTCATTGATAATGATATCTTCATATAGTTCTCGATTTAAACCTTCTTTGGTTTGAGCTGAAACTACAATTGTCTGTACATTCGTAGGTCTACCATTTTCATACCCAACAGACACCTGACATTTCCCATCAGGACCAAATATGTGCGAGTATTTCTCTTTACGGATTTTATCCATTTCTTTTGAGATTTGGTTTGCTAACATAATCGGTAATGGCATGAACTCTTGTGTTTCATTACAAGCATAACCAAACATAATCCCTTGATCACCAGCACCTTGTTCATGTGATTCACTTGAATTTACTCCAAGAGCAATATCTGCTGATTGTTTAGATATCTTTTCCATTACTACAAATTCATCATCATAGCCTATCTCTTTGAGTTTTTGTTTTGCAATATCTGCATAGTCTACTTTCGCAGTTGTTGTAACTTCACCAAAGACAAATACTAAATCATCCTTGATGGCTGTTTCTACTGCTACTCGAGCATTTTTATCTTGTTCTAAAATTGCATCTAGTATGGTATCACTGATTTGGTCACAGACCTTATCCGGATGTCCACTAAATACGGATTCACTTGTTATTACTTGCATTACTTCATCTCCTTTATCAACTAGTAAAAAAGGAGCTTTCGCTCCAATTGTTATTTTTTAATCTCCCAAGCTGTATAAACAGATCGATATGAACAATCCCAAGTATCAAGTATAACTCCATCTACACAAGCTGTAATGTGTCCAGCCATTTTCAAGATGTAAGTCCCCTTAGGATGTAACTCTGTAAAGTCGCTACCTTTGATTCTTGGTTCTCCTTTTATTGCTTTGAAAATAAGTCTAGGATATCCCTTCAAATAATCGTATAAGAACTTCGTGTCTTTGTAACTTGTATATCCGAGTTCTCGTTTCTTGCGATTCAATTCCCTACGGCACTCTAGGTAATCCGTGCTGGTTGCTGTTGCGATTGCTCTTACTACACAATCTGATGTCTTGATTCCTTTGGGATGTGCGTTAAATTCTTTATACATTATAAAGCCCACCCTTCATTGAACCATTTCACCAATTCTCTAGAAGAGTCTGATTCAAATAGCGGTTTATCAAAATCGTTCTTTCTCCCGTATACTGTATAACGTTTTTCATTATGAACACTCTCAATTTGAATTGTAAATTGGACATCTCCAGTTTCCATATCAGCAAATCTGAAATCATCATAGAGTGGACCATTTAATGGGCAGTTATTCTTGAACCACACATACATAGTTTCAAGGTTTATTTTGCCACCTGGTTTAACTTGCTTTATAATGTTTCCCATGCGTTTGGTTTTACTAGCTAAGCTAGTGTCTTTGCAAAACCAATCGTACCATCCAGCTTCACATTGTGTTGCATAGTCTTTAGATTCAAAATCTCCGTTAGTGAATTTTTCAATCCAAATTTTAACATTCATTTCTTTTTCCATAGTCTTAGTCTCCTTTGTTTTGGTTACTATATATATCACTCTAAAGAGACTAAATAGCAAGTTATATTTTCACTATAGTGACTTATTTTCAAAGTAATCGAAATCGCTAAGTGGAGACCTTTTTCCATCTCTGATCAAATAGCAATCTTCGTTTGAACTTTTATGTTTGATATATCGCTTTACAGTAACATCGATAAACTTCTCATCAAGTTCCATTAAAAATGATTTACGATCCAGTTGATCAGCTGCTATCATCGTTGAACCAGAGCCACCAAATAGATCTAAGATTGATTCATGACGTCTTGAAGAATTGCTGATGGCTTTTCCTACAAGTTCAAGAGGTTTCATGGTTGGATGTTCTTCATTCTTTCGAGGTTTGTTATACTCCCAGATCGTATCTTGAGAACGATCATCTACAAAGTAATGAGCCGCTCCTTCTTTCCATCCATACAGAATCGGTTCATGTCTCCAGTGATAATCTTGTCGACCAAGCACTAAAGCATTCTTAACCCAAATCAAACATTCAGCGAGTTTGTATCCAGCATTCTTGAAAGCATTTCTAAAGTTGAGTCCTTCAGTATCTGCATGACAACAATAAATAGCTCCACCTGGTTTTGTATGTTCAAACATATTCTTGAACGCATCCAATAAAAAAAGATAGAAAGTATCGTCTTCCATCTTATCGTTTTTAATCTTTCCAGCCGTACCTTCATAATCAACATTGTAAGGAGGATCAGTAAAAATCATGTCTACTTCTTTGCCATCAAGCAATGTTTTTACTTGTTCACTATCAGTCGAATCACCACACATTAATCGATGAGGTCCGAGTTCATAAATATCTCCTGGTTGTGAGAATGGAACTTCTGGTATTTCATCATCAACATCAAAATCATCGTCAGCTGCATTATCGGGAAGCAGTTCTTCCATTTCCTCAAAACCGAACTGAAGCATATCCATATCTAGGTGCGCTAGTTCATCTTCAAGTTTCGATAAATCCCAAGTGGCTAGTTCAGCTGTTTTGTTATCGGCTAAGCGAAATGCTTTGATTTGTTCGTCATTTAAGTCATCTGCGATAATACATGGCACTTCTTCTAAACCAAGC